GAATCGTCGCAAGGCGTACCGCGAAGTTTTTGGAGGTGAGGCTGGCACTCGGGTGCTGGCTGATTTGCGCGGGTTCTGCTGCGCTGATTCCAGCTGCGTCGTTGTCGGCAAGGACGGCAAGATCGACACACACGCGACGTTGTTGGCAGAGGGTCGTCGCGAGGTATGGCTCAAAATCGTGGAAACACTGAACCTGACTGACGAGACTCTGCTCAAACTTAAGGAGATTGAAGATGTCTAAAACCACCGCGCCTGTTGCGCCTTTGACCGCATTGTCTGCTATTGCTGGTGACCAGCCTGCCGAGACTGCTGCTGCGCCAGGTGTTGCGCCTGATGCAAGCACTAGCCAGCCTGCTGATTCAACCACCACTACCGAACCTGCTGCTGACGAAGCGCCAGCCGTCAAATTGCCAGGCAAGGCTGCCACGCCCGAGCAATGGTCGGAGTTCTACAAGCAAATCGGCGCACCGGACAAAGCCGAGGCATACGAGCTTCCGTTGCCGGAGGGTGATAGCGGCGAGTTCGCCAAGACCGCCAGTGAATGGTTCAAGGAAGCCGGGCTGCTACCGCAGCAAGCGAAGGCGCTGGCGACCCGATGGAACGAGTTCACCTTGGCTCAACAGAAAGCCTATGAGGTATCTGAGCAGGCTCGCATACAGGCGCTGGACGTAAAAAACAAGGAAGAGGACGCATCTTTACGCACCGAGTGGGGTCAAAAGCACGACGGCAATCTGGAGCTTGCCCGTCGCGCGGCTCGTCAGTTCTTCCCGAAGGATAAGGTGTCCGATGTAGTCACGGCTCTGGAGGACAAGCTGGGCTACGCCGAAACCATTAAGCTGCTTCACAGCATTGGCAAGGGTCTTGCCGAGCATGATGCGCCTGGGCTTGGTCATCAAACTGGAGGCGGCAGGAAGTCCATTGCTGAGGTTCTGTACGGAGGCACGTCGCCGTCTTAAGATGCCGAACCCGAAGCAGTTGCCGAAAATAACAGGCACGCGCGTGCCAATGACGAACAGGTTTTCGTTCGGCATCGCGGCGGGGCTCTCGACATAGTGAGCGGTATCAAACCAAACTGACCGATGGCGGCATCATGGTGGTGCGAATAAAATAATGAGTTGACAGCGTTGCATTGTTTTTTTCTCTGGAATATGCTTCGCGCAGTAGAGTGATTTCCACCTGCTAATTTACGCCGACCGGCGCTAACCTTTCGGAGTAGTTTATGGCAACCATTGGCTTTTCCGCGCTGACCCTGACCGATTGGGCAAAGCGCCGTGATCCCGACGACCGGGTCGCATCAATTATTGAACTTCTAAATCAATCCAACGAGGTATTGCAGGACATGCTGTGGGTTGAGGGCAACCTACCCACTGGCCACCGCACCACCGTGCGTACTGGCTTGCCTGCGGTAGCATGGCGAAAGCTGAACTATGGCGTTCCGCAGTCCAAGTCCACGACCGTGCAGGTCGATGACGCTTGCGGCATGCTGGAGGCTTTTGGTCAGGTCGACAAGGATTTGGCCGAGCTAAACGGCACGACCGCGCAGTTCCGCTTGTCTGAAAACATGGCTTTCATTGAGTCCATGAACCAGGCGATGGCATCGACTTTGATCTATGGCGACAGCGAGCAGAACCCGGAGCGTTTCTTGGGCTTGGCTTCGCGCTATTCGACTATTTCCGGCGCTGTTAACGGCCAGAACATTCTGAGTGCTGGCACTGTAACTGGTGGTGACGGCACTTCGATCTGGCTGATCGGCTGGGGTGAGAACACTGTTCACGGCATCTATCCGAAAGGTTCGACCGCTGGTCTGATTCATGAGGATTTGGGTCTGGATACCGTGAACGATGCAGTTGGTGGCAAATACCGCGCATACCTGGATCGTTATCAGTGGAAGTGCGGCTTGGCTTTGCGTGACTGGCGCTATGTTGTTCGCGGCGCAAACATCGACGTGTCTGCCTTGGTTGCTGATACCGCTGGTACTTCGGTTCGTATCATTGAACTGATGAGCCGTATGATCGACCGCATCCCGTCTTTTGGTATGTGCAAGCCTACGTTTTACATGAACCGCACTGTGTTCTCGATGCTTCGCGTTCATGCGCTGAACCGTTCAGCGAATGCTTTGGGTCTTGAGCAGGGTATGGATCAATTCGGAAACCCGATCCGCGGTAACCTGTCGTTCTTGGGTATTCCTATCCGCCGAGTGGACGCTATTCTGTCCAACGAAGCACAAATCTCTTAATGGCGAGGTGACATTATGATTCTTGATCGTGAAAATGCTTTCAGCCAGTCGCAGGCTTTGACCGGCACTACTCTTGTGCCGTCGACCGATGTGATTGATCTAAGCCAGATTCGCCAGGTTGGTATTGGTGAAGATCTGCACATTGTCATCAATTTTGAGGCTGCTGCTGGTGGCACTACACCCACCATCACAGTGGCCTTGCAGACTGATGACAATGCTGCATTTTCAAGTGCTGCAACAGTTACAACGTATTTGAACGCGGTCAGTACCCCGGGCGCAAGTTCTCAGTTTGTTTTTAATATTCCTCATCAGGGGTTGGAGCGCTTCATTCGTCTGGCTTATACCCAGGGCGGCACCACGCCGACTACGACCGTATCCGCTCACATTGCTGTCGGCTCTCAGTATGACATCAAGATGCCTTCTGGCTTCACGGTGGCGTAATGAGGCAACGCGCCACAAAGCCCGGCGTTCTGTCGAACCCCTACCAGTATGTTGAGGCGGGTCAGGAGTTCGACCGGGACGAGCGTATGAGTTGGGCTGTTCCTGTTGTGGAAGAGACTGCTCCAGAGTCGCCCGATAAAAAGCGAAAAGGCAAAAAGTCCGGCGATTCTGATGGCGATACTCTGATTTAACCAGACCGCCTTCGGGCGGTTTTCTTTGGGGCTGTTTATGTTTATTAGACTTCTGCGGGATACCAATGTTGGCTCTGGTGTCGTTCTAAGGAACGGGCAGGTATATGACGTACCGCGCGACCGTGGCGATGCCCTGGTTGCCTCCGGCGCTGCTGCTTTGGTTTCGTCTGACCCTGGTGAGTATCGGCCTGATGCTGTTGCTATTACTGGCGGCACCATTAGCGGCACACCAATCGGCGGCACGGCCCGCGCGGCTGGCGAGTTCACCACACTGGCCATGACCCGTACTGACTCGTCTGGCACTCCTGGCAACGTCACCAACAACAGCGCGCTTGGTCGAGCTGCGTTCGCTGCTGCTGGCACGTCGGTCGTTGTGACAAACTCGACCGTTACCGCAACATCCGAAGTGTTTGTGCAGCTGCGTGGCGCGGCTGATGCGACGCTGACATCTTGTCGCGTGACCGCCAGTGCTGCAGGCAGTTTTACCGTTACCGGAAATGCTGCCGCTACTGCTGCAGTGACTTTCTCTTTCTTGGTCGTGAACTAGGTCTGTGTCATAATTGCCGGATAATACGGGGGCGCGTTTATGCCGAGCAAGATTGAAATTGCAAACCGGGCGCTGACCAAGGTCGGCGCTGAATCTATTATGTCGCTCACCGACAATGTGAAGCGCGCCCAGATCATGAACTCCATGTTCGACATGATCATGGACGCCGAGCTTCGACGCAATCGGTGGAAGTTTTCAATCAGGCGCGACAGTTTGCCTGCGCTTGTTTCGGCTCCTGCCTGGGGTTATTCATACGCTTACCAGTTACCTGCTGACTTTCTTGCTTTGGTGCAGGTCAACGATTTTTATGTGCGTGGTTTGAAGCAGAGAGCGCCTTGGTCAGTCGAGGGTGGTCAAATCCTGACCGACTTTTCTGCTCCGTTAAAAATTCGTTATGTTGCGAAAGTATCCAGCATTGATCTTCTCGATCCTCTTTTTGTCGAGGTACTGGCTTGCAAGCTGGCGCTGGAATCGTGCGAGGCTTTGACGCAATCAGCGCAGAAACGGCAGCTTGCCGCCAATGAATACGATTTTGCTGTAAGCGAGGCGGCGCGTCAGGACGCCATCGAAAACCCACCGGACGAGCTACCGTGGGGGTCTTGGATTGATTCTCGTGAAGGCATGGCGACAACGGCGACCGGCCCATCGGCTGGCTCTGTTGCTGATCTGCAGTCCGGCTGGGGTCTTTTGTGAGCAAGGCTTCACCGGCATTTACCAGTTTTAATTCAGGCGAATTCAGCCCGATGCTGTCTGCTCGGATAGATTACGACCGCTATAAGAACGGCTGCGAAGCACTGCAGAAC